TGATAAATATAATTAATTATTAACATTTAAATAAAAATAAAAATGAATCCAAAAGAAGCATTAAAACAAATCAGAGCATTATTCGAAGATATGCCACAAGTTGTTGAGCCTGTTGCTCCTGTAGAACCAACTGCACCTGCAGAACCTACAGTTACAAAGGTAGAAATGGCTGAATATTCTTTAGTAGATGGTACTAAGATTATGATTTCAGAATTGAAAATCGGTGGTATGGTAGAAATGGCTGATGGTACACCTGCTCCACAAGGTGAGCATCAATTAATGGATGGTACAATTATCCAAGTTGATGAAATGGGTTATATCGTAGAAATAGCATCACCAAAAGAAGATGTTATCGAAGAAGAGCCTGTTGCTCCTGCTGCACCTGTAGCACCTGCAGAAGATACAACTGCTATGGTTCAAGATTTAAAATCTGAATTCGCAGAACAAAAAAGTCAATTAGAATCAAAAATTGCTGAATTAGAGAGCAAAGTAAAACAAGGATTTGCACAAGTAGCTGAATTAGTAGAAGCACTTTCAAATACCCCAACTGCAGAGCCTACTCAAAAAGCAGCAAACGCTTTTCAATCTTATGTAACTACTAATGATAGTAAGTTCGAAAGATTGGAAAAATATAGAAACGCAATTTTAAACAAATAAATTTATAAAAAATGTCATTTTCAGTAAGTTCATTAACAAACTATACTAAAGAGAACGAAGCATTATTAGTTTCTTCTTCAGTATTAGGAGCAAAAACTGCAGCTTTAATTAAGAGTGCAGGTAACGTTATGGTTGGTGTTAAATCAGCAGAAACCATTAACATTATGGATACAGATGCTTTTTTCCAAGCAGGTGGTACTTGCGGTTGGAACGCATCAGGTACAACTTCTTTCACTCAAAGAACTGTAACCGTAGGTAAAATTAAAGTACAAGAGTCTTTATGTCCTAAGGCATTAGAGGCTAAGTATTTACAGAAGGCTTTACCAACAGGTAGCCAATATGATTCAATTCCATTTGAGCAAGATTATTCTGATAGAAAAGCAAAAACTATTGCTTCTCAATTAGAGACTGCTATCTGGCAAGGTGATACTGCTTCTGCTAACGGTAACTTAAACAAGTTTGATGGTTTAATCAAATTGATTGGTGCTGCTTCAGGAGTTGTAGATGCTAACGTTTCAGGTTATGTTTCAGGTGCTCCATTGAGCTCTATTACTGCAGCTAACGTTATTTCATTATTTGATGGTGTTTACAAAGCAATCCCTGCTAAAGTAGTATCTGCTGATGATATGACTATCTTCTGTGGTGTTGATACTTTCAGAACTTACACTATTGCATTGAAGAACGCTAATATGTTCAACTATGCATTTGATGGTAAGGCTGATAGCGAATTCGTATTGCCAGGCACTTCAATCAAAGTTGTAGCAGTAAATGGTTTGAACGGTACAAATGATGTTTACGCAATGCGTTTAAGCAATTTGTTCTTAGGTACAGACTTATTGAATGAAGAAGAAAAATTTGAAATCTTCTTCGCTAAAGAAGCTGATGAAGTACGTTTTGCAGCAGAATTCAAAATGGGTGTGAATATCGCATTCCCTGATGAAATCGTAAAAGTAGCAATCTAATTATAAAAGGGGGTTTGAAATATAACCCCCATTTTTAAATAAAATAAAATAAATAAAAATGGCGTGTGCATTAACACAGGGATATACCCTAGATTGTCGTGATTCCTTAGGTGGAATTACTGAAGTTTATTTTATTGCAAGTTCGGATATTACTTCTAGCACAGAAGCGAGTGGTGTAATTACTGCTTTAGTAAAAGCTACAGGTAAGAGGTTTTATAAATATGAATTAACAAAAGGTACTTCAATGTTTACTGAAAACGTAGCATCAAACGTACAAAATGGTACTTTATATTTCACTCCTGAATTAACAATAATCTTAAACAAGTTACAAGCTAATACGAGAAACGAAATCTTATTATTAGCACAAAATAGACTTGTTGCAGTTGCTAAAGATAACAATGGTAAATATTGGTATCTAGGTAAAACAAGAGCATTAGATTTAACAGGTGGTAGTGCTGCAAGTGGTACTGCTGAAGGTGACAGAAGTGGTTATACATTAACCTTTACAGGTGCAGAACCTGCTCTTTCTCCTGAAGTGAATTCTACTGTTGCTGCTGCTTTAACTACTGCAGGATAATAAGTTTGTAGATTTTTCATAGTTAGTTCCCCTGCCTAGTTTTCTAGGTGGGGGTTTTTTATATAATTAACTGGACAATTTGTAAAGTATTGCCTTTACTTTATTACAACTTTTGTAAAGTTTTACCCTTACTTTATGAATTTGTAAATATTTATATAATTGCTATTTATAATTGATGATACATTTAACTAAAGGTCAAACAAATACGATTATAATGACTTTAACTGAAAAGCAGTTATTGATTAATCCTAACTATTTATTTGTTTTTACAAATAGAAGTAGCAATAATGTTATTAAATTTGTAGTTTTAAACGCATCAGATTTAAGTTTATTTAAGGATAGATACAATGAATTTAGTATTGTTACTAATACTAACTTTAGTTCTGCATTAGAAGGTCAATATACCTATGAAGTGTACGAACAGGCAAGTAGTTCAAACACAAATATAACAGGCTTAAATAAGCTAGAAACAGGCATTATGTGGCTTTCAGGTTCTACTATGACATATAATCAATACAATACAACAGACACTTATACAATTAGACAATGATAGATTTAAGAGTATTAACATTCGCTGAAGCTAGGCAGCCTGAATTCAAAGAGAAGAAAGGCATAGATGGCGGATATATTAAATATGGGGAAAATAATGATTACCCTGAATATATAGTTGACTTATATAATAAGTCTTCTAAACATAGTGCAATTATCAAAAGTAAGGTGCATTATATTACAGGTAATGGTTGGTCAGGTGAACCTGATGCACAAGCATTTATAGACAAAGCTAATAGAGTTGAATCATTGAATGATTTAACTAGAAAGGTATCTTTGGATGTTGAAATATTTGGTGGTGCTTATTTAGAAGTTATCTGGGATTTATCAGGCAATCTTGCTGAATTATGGCATTGTGATTATACTAAAATCAGAACTAATAAAGATAATACACAGTATTGGTATAAAGAGGATTGGAAAGATAATAAGGTTAAGCCTGATGTTATAGCTGCATTTAACCCTAAGCAGCCAACAGGAAAACAGATTCTTTATATAAAAGAATACAGACCTAACATTGGCATCTATGGATTACCTAGTTATTTTGCTGCATTAAACTACATTGAATCAGATATTGAAGTATCTAAGCATATTTTAGGAAATGCACAAACAGGGTTTTCTGCTAGTAAACTTATTACTTTGCCAAATGGTGAACCTAATGATGAAGAAAAACGTAATGTAGATAATAGACTAAGAAAGACTTATAGCGGTGCAGATGGTAAAAAATATATGATTGCTTTTGTTAATGATATATCTAGGAAGCCTGTCGTAGATGACTTAGGTACTAGTGATTTAACAAAAGAAGATTTTAGCAGGGTAGATGAATTAATTCAGACTAATATATTTAGTGGGCATCAGGTTACAACACCTTCAATTATGGGTATTGCCGAAGCAGGTAAATTAGGCAGCAGAACTGAAATGCGTGATGGCTATGAAATATTTAAAAACACATATGTAAATGCAAAACAAATGCATTTAGAAAGTGTATTTAATATGTTAGCTAAATTAAAAGGTGTTGAATCTGAAATAAAGATTATTCCTACAGAACCAATTGGAATAGAATTTAGTGAACAAACTATTGTTTCAGTTGCACCAAAAGAATGGGTATTAGAAAAGATTGGTATTGATGCTACTAAGTATGCACCAACTGAACCAACTGCACCTGTAGAAGGTTTATCAGTTAACGAGCATATAAAAGGTTTAAAGGGTAGAGAATGGCAAAATATGCAGCGTATCATTCGTGAATTTACCAAAGGTAAAATTAACAGACAACAAGCTACTGCAATGCTTAAAACAGGATATGCTTTAAGTGATGAAGAAGTTAATACATGGTTAGGTTCAGAAGAAATGGATGCAGAATTTGCAGCACAAGATTTTGGTGTGTTCTATGAATTCGGTGAAAATAAAGATGCGTTTAATGTTTGGAAATCTAAAAAACGTTTTAGTGATGAAGCTGACTTTCATATGTTTGCTGATGTTACACAATTAGAATCTGACATTCTAGACCAGATAGCAAAGCAAAAAGATATTACACCTGAAGTATTGGCAGAAGTTTTAGATGAAGATGTTGACACTATTAATACAGTTTTAAAAGACTTAGAAGATAGAAAGATTTTAAAAACTACTGAAACTAAAATAGGCAAAGGAATCAATAGTAATATAATTGTTTCAAGAGAATTAACCCAACCATTATCTAAAACAGTAGGTAATGTAAAGCCTGAAACTACAGAAATTTTAGTTCGTTATTCTTATGATTGGATAGCAGGATTTAATAATTCAGATAAGAAAAATAGCAGACCTTTTTGTGTTGCTTTATTAGATGCTAATAAATTATATAGCAGAAGTGACATTGAAGCAATGAGTGCAAGACTAGGATATTCTGTATGGGATAGGAGAGGCGGTTGGTGGAATGATAATGGCACAATTAGCGAATCATGCAGACACGAGTGGAAAACAAATATAGTTACAAGAAAAAAATAAGAAATGTCATTAAATATATTATTCATATCAGTACAAAGTATAAAAGACAGAACAGGACTTCATGCTAATGTTGATGAAAAATTAGTATTGCCTGAAATCAAGACTGCACAAGATATGTATATCCTACCTGCATTGGGTAGCACATTATATAATAAATTACAAAGTGCAGTTAGTGCATCAACTTTAAATGCTAATGAGCAAGGCTTATTAGATAATTATGTTGCTGATTGTTTGATTTATTATGTTATGAGTGAACTGCCAATGGGGTTATCATATCAGTTTTATAATAAAGGCTTATTAAGAAAGTCAGGTGATAATACAGAAAACCCATCAATGCAGGATATGATTGATGTTGCTAATAGATACAGGACAAGAGCAGAATTTTATAAGCAAAGATTAATTAAATATCTAAGACAAAATAATACACTATTCCCTGAATATTTAAACTTCACAAGCGGAATAGATACAATAGTTCCTGACTTAGAAGGCTATACTTCATCTTTATATTTAGAAGATGATAGTTGCTATGATAGTAAAAGCCTAGAAAAAAAATATCAGGGTAAAATAGGATGCTAATATGAGCAAAGAAGCAAACATTAAAAATCAAAATAAGCTAAAAGTTTATTTAGAAAAATCTAAAAAGAATGACCTTAAATCAAATAGTAAAGCAAATAACAACATTCGGAAACAATCACGAGCAAATTAAGTTCGTGTATTTCGGTGATGTCTGGGAACGTTTAAGCAATGGTGAGGTTACTTATCCTGCTATGTTCTTTTCTTTAATTGATGCACAGATATTAGCAAAGCAAATACAATA